ACTCCTCGCTTCACAACCAAGACATAACCGAGTCACCAAGAGCTCAAAGCTACCGGGATACACAACACAACCGTGGGTCAACAGACAAGCCAGGCGACCCTCACCGGGTCTAAAGCAGCCAAGGCGCGCAACGGCTGACGCAGAGTAGGCATGCTAAGCCCCACAGCCAAGGGGGAGCCCCAAATAGTCAGCGCCGTCTCACGAGCAGGGATGCAAGCCCGCCACCACAGCGGGACCCCACGATCAACGGACCTTCCAGTCTAACAACTACATTTCGGCAGCTGTAACAGACGCCTGATTCGCGAGTGGCCCAGCACCTCGGTGTTAGGACCCCCGGGCCGCGACCCAGGGCGAACCCCGGGAAGCACCACCGAGGGTGGACCACTTACACTAGCTATAACAACCCTTTGCCCTACCACGTTGCCTTCTCCCTGCCCGAAACCCTTGTTCACCTCGGACATAGGTGATGGTTTACACACGACTTATTATCCGCTCCAACACTATCGCCAGTCCAACCAAGCCTCTACGAGGCCAGGTCGCGCCGAGAACCAGGACCGGCAGGTGGGTGCGAATTCCGGTTTTGGCATAACCGTCTCCACGTGACAGTGAAGCTCCGCCTCCATCATCATCTGGTCCCCGGCAAGAACTCCGAAAGCCCTACCAAACGACTCCCTCGTGGAATCTTTGACTGGTTCTAGTTGTGCTGACTGGTCTAGGGATGCTCCCATCTCAAGGTAATCCCTATAGAAGTCGGCCGTCGGTACCCTAGCGCCCTCTGTTTCTCGGAGGAGCAATTCGCACCAGCGCTGAATGATCGGCAAACCCCTGGCCAACGAAAGCTCACAAAGAGCCACCCCTCGTAAAAAGGGTTTAACGAAAGCGGGTTGGCGAAGGTGCGCATGGTGAGCATGCCCATGCGACAAAACCTTCCGCCAATCCCTGACCATGGTCCACTCCCCATCCACACAAACTGGCGCGGACTGCCCGAAACGCACCTCTTCAAGCACAGTGACAGGTCGTTCCAAAACCATCTCATGGCCGGAACAGAAAAGAGCCCTATCCGCGAACTCAGCCACAACACGAGGCGACTCAGTGTGGTCCATAAAGACCAATGCGTTGTCACCATCCACCAGGGTGTCAAACCTGGAGAGGCCCATCCCTTCAAGGACGGTTACAACAACGGCGAGCATGGTCAGAGAGTTACCCATGCCCGTATTCAAATCACCACTGGCCCTACCCCCCTCGCGCGAAAACTTAGTCCCCAGAGAAGTGATCCCTCGATTCCTTAGCTGCGCTGACAAGAGCGATTGCAAACCGGCATCACCCGGGAATGCAACATGATAAATCCTATGCTCCTGCCTTAACTGCCAGACATCATTGTGTGCCTCAAAAGAAGATGCATCCACCTCAAAACAAACGCAACGCCCTCCGAACGCCTCGAACTTCCGCCTGATCAGGTCCGCCCTGGCACCAGGCCCCAGCCCCTTAGCCACAACCCTTGTGGACGGTACACCCCACGAGCGCTTAGCCCTAAGCTTTCGCCAGAGCTCGTGTTCGAAAGGCTTAAGGCGAGTTGCGAGATCCAAGTTATACCTGTACGATCTGGGAAAGATCATGCGCGGTTTGGCGAACTTGGACATCCCGTTAAACTTCTCCGCCTTGAGGAAAGCCGAAAGACGAGTATCGTGTCTGGCCACGGGCCCCTCTGACAAAAGACTCTCCTCAGCCTTCAAGTACCTCTCGCGAAGTTTCCCTTTATAACCCATCGCGATTTCATGGTGTGTACGGGTGACCACTTGCAAGGACCTAGAAACTTGCCTCAACCAGGCATAAGCAGGTTTCATAAGTGCCTGTCCTTCCTTCGTGGCGAGAGGAGTACACTTGAGAGAGCGTAAAAGCAGGGCCGCTCTCTCGTTGCAGCTACACACAGAATGCACGTTGGGCACCCAACAACCCGGTAAATTGACCGTGCAAGCGTTGAACATGGCTCGCTTACTTTTCAGACAGCCATTCTCGCCCTTGAACTGCAGGGTGGCGTCAGGTCGGAGAACCTCATCACAAGGTCCCCAACAGACACCTTCGAGAACAGAATAGCCGCCCTATTCAGTCGCGAGTGCGCGGCCGGTGTCAATCCATGGGTTATAGCCGCGCAGACCAAACCAATTCTCACCCATGGACTCTCTTGCTGCTACGCTAGACAGGATGCCTTCGCC